CTCTACACATCACTGATTACAGCGACATCAAAAAACTTCCTTAGTTTTCAAAACATATATTTTGAATACGGGGGCAGTGCTACAGGATTAACGTTTACTACTTGCACAAACACGAGTTTTAACAAGTGTATCTTTGCACATTGTGGGACAAGAAGCGGATCAACGGCCATGCTGAGAGCAACGGCTCCAGCCAGTACAAATGCAAATTTACAGATTTCACAATGCGCATTTTTTGGTGGATATCAACAAATTGTAATCACAAATATCGTTGGAGTTAATGATTCATCAGAAGTTAAAACTACATTACTTGTAGGCCCAACAAGTAATGCTTTCGGAATAATCGGAAAGGTCAATGTTACAAACTGCACAATAGCTTTTACAGGTACAGGAGCAAGTGGCTTGTTTTATAACACTGGGTCAGCCACTTTTCCATCAGTTGTTAAAAACAATATATTTGCACACAACGATAACGGCATATACGTCACCACATCAAATAGTGCGATTGAAAGTAACAATCGATTTGTCGGTGTAATAACTGCAAGGACAAATATTTCTGCTGGGACTGGCAGTACAACTATTGGAAACTTTGGATTTGATTTATTTGAGTCACTTTTATATGGTCTTTTAAACGTTCAACCATTTGGTAGCACAGCCAATTCTGTAAACACTGGATTCGGAAATGCAACGGGTGCGCCAGCATCTGACCTATTTGGTATCAACTGGACTGGAGTAAGTCCGGACGCAGGGTCTATAACATATAGAACTGTTGGAGGCATTAGCCCATACTTCCCAACCGAGCGCAACGCTTCTACAATCACAATCGCTCCCGGAAGCACATCACAATCCATTGAACTCTATCTCGGTGTTACAGGTCTTACAGCCTCCACAAGCGGTCTCACAGCCCGCTACAACCGCACACGCACTGCAAGCGTATCTATCCCTCTAGTAGCCCGTACCATCGCACAGGCTTGGATATCTGGTGGCTTTGCTGAGGTAGACGCAACCAACATGCCGGGGGTCTACAGACTTGACTTGCCTGATGCTGCGCTTGCGGCTGGTGCTGACGATGTCACTATTGTTGTACGTGGTGCAAGCGGTACTAACGGTGCGGTAATGACAGTTAAGTTGTCCTCTGGTGGCTTGACATCAGCGCAGACGGCATCTGCCGTATGGGGTGCTGACCCATCGAGTTATATAACGGCTACAGAGTTTGGTGGTGTACTAAACGAGACACGCTCATTAGTTGGTTCTACTGAAGTACTTGTACAAGCGTTACCTCAAGCTGTATGGGATGAACCTAAGGTAAGCCACGCAACGGCTGGTACGTTTGGTGACTATCTGGATGCTAAGGTTTCTACGGTTGCAGACACGGCACGCATTCAGCTACGTCAGGGGCCATTTCTTATCAAACAAAACGCTACTGAAGGATTGATTACAGAAGTCAATCAGTTCTTGTCTACCGTCCCCAATATGGAGATGGTCTTGATTGACAGTAGTGGTGGTGCCGTATCTGTCAATGGATCAACACTTGTACTGCGTGTAAGGAACCAGGCTGGTACTGCTGTAGTCAATAACGTAACACCTACAGTTGCATATGCTGACGGTGGTGTAATCAGATGGACTCCAAACCAGTCATGGACTGCTTTGGGGGTTACAACCGCAGGTACATATAGAATCATTGTTGAGCGTACAATGGGTACGACAACAACGACCTTTGGGCCTTTCCTTGTGCAGTTAAGTAGCGGATAAACATGAAGTACATAGAAGCCACTAGCAACGTAAGATCGGTGTCACTTAGCATAAAGAGTGGCGTTGCTTCTGGCTTACGTCCAGCTGCACAAACGGTAGCAGAGAGTGCTAAACGTCATGCTAGTACAAACATTGCATCTGGTCGCTTGGTACAAAGTATTCGTGGTCGTAAAATCAGTAAGTTTGTAGCCGAGGTTATTGCAGACCCACAAGGAACAAACTGGGTTGGTAACAACGTGCATTACGCTATCTTTTTGCACAATGGACACCGAGCACCGATTGTTGCGTTTCCCGGTAATCCATTCTTAATCAAAGCAATGGTAGAGCAAAAGGACAATGTAGAACGCATTGTACGTGACACAATTAAGCAGGTATTACCTTGAGTATCTATGAGCCACGTTTGGCTAGGCAATGGATAAACAGTAAGTTAAACGCTTCCACTGTGCTTAATTATGTCAGTGGTATTTATCAAGACCTAGCCGTACAAGATGCTCGTAGTCCATATGTCATCATTGAGGAAATTGGTGGCTATGACTTAGAAGCTGGCTACCGGCAAGGTGCATTTATAGAATTTCACGTACTAGTCGTGGGTTTTACAGGACAAGACGATGACGCCATGTACAACGCTATGGATGTGATAGATACTGCATTAATAAATGCGAACGAGACGTACAGTGGGTATCGCGTGATATGCCGATCATCAGGTGTAGTTCCTTCCACGATTGAACTAGGCGATGGACAGGTTTATTGGCGTACAGTTGGACGAACCTGGCGGATATACGTCAGTAACCTATAGGAGAAAATAATGGCACTGATTCTTGAGGATATGTCGATCACCTTCACAATTGGTGATGCGTATACTCCGGGTACTGCACCAGTTTGGACTGCTGCGCCCACATATGCTTACCTTGGAGTAGCGCGATCAATTGAGATTACGGATGAGTTTGACTCTGTAAACGCTGGTGGAGCAACGGGTATTAAACGCCGTTACTTCAACCGTAACCAGATGATTCGCATTCGTGGTGTTGTCACGTATAACGCAAACAACGTCCTAAACATCCCGCAAGCAAAGTCTTTGACGACATACACACTTGGTCTTTACAACATCAAGATTACGGTCAAGAACAACTCAACGCTTACGCCATCGCGTAGCTTTGAAGGTGTTATGCGACGTATGAGCATGTCTACTGACCAAGGTAATCCTCTCATTGAGGAAATGGAAATTGACCTCATGGCAGACTGGGGTTCATACTCTGCCAGCCAAGGAGCATAACTATGGCATTGATTATGGAGGATATGTCGGTACAGATATGGGTGTCAGCACTTCCATATTCACCGACGGGAGCAGCTCCCACTTTTTCCGCCAATAGCCAAATCATCGGTGTGAGCCGGTCGGTTGAGTATAGCGACGAATTTGATTCCGTCAATGCTGGTGGTGCAGCAGGTATCAAGCGTCGCTATTTCAACAGGCAACAAATGGTTCGCTTGCGTATGGTAACCACGTACAACGCTGACAACGTCTCTAACTTGTCTGCAATCCGTGGTCTTACTGTGTATTCACCAGTAGGTTATGTTGGGTATGTTCGCATCAAGAATAACGGTGCACTCGCTACCTATCAAGACTTTGTCGGAGTTATTCGAAGTTTTCGAATGAGTACCGATCAAGGTAACCCACTGATTGAGGACATCGAGTTGGATGGCATGGCTGATACCACAGGTTGGACAGGTGCAATAACACCTCCATAAGTATAGTAAACTGACTATATGAAACTAGGTGACATTGTTCAAAACGCTCCTAAATATGAGCGTCCTACAGTAGAGGTTGATGTAACTGACTGGCTTGGGTCTGATGACGATAAGGTTATCCTTACATGGCGTCGTCCAGGTGTACCTCAGATTTATCAATCAAGTATGGACGCTCAAGAACTTATAAAGCGTTATCCTGACATCCCATTTCCTTTGGCTATGGACATCTGTGCAATGGCAACAGCGCATGAGAAACCACTACCTTCTGAGGAATGGCCGACTGCATTATTTTATACGTGGATAGCTCAGAATCATATGGACTGTTTTGACTATCTGTTCCGTACGTTTAATGAGTCCTTTACTGGTTTGAGTCAGGTACGTGGGTCAAAACCTAACGACCTAAAAAACTCATCGTCCGAGTGTGCTCCAAGCACTGGAGAAGACACCCCTTAGAGGTAGACCTTCCATACTTTGCCTTGCTTGATCTGATTGAACTTGAGCAGATGGAGCAAAAAGAGTACGCTCGGATGAAAAAAGAACAAGAGGAAAAATTCAGTGGCAACAGAACTCGGCGACATTAAAATCCTTATTGATGTAGACGTCACTAGGTTTGAAGCATCACTGAACAACGCTATGGCCCGCGCTACCAGTGCGTTCAATCGCATGGGTGCGGGCATGTCCTCATCAATCAATCAAACACTTTCCGCTGGTTTTAGAGCACAGTACCAAGCCTTTTCTACTGGTCTACAGGACACATTCCGAAACGCATTCGCGGCGGCTGAACGCGAGCAAGCGCAGTCTATGGCTAGGTTGCAATCTCGTATGCGACAAAGCATGGGTAGTACGTCCTCAATGACGCAGGTTGGCCAATCTGTCGGTTCGTCCTTCGCTATAGGTTTTAGTAGCCCTATCCTAAATGCTGTAAGTGCTATCCATAGTGCGATGTATGGATTGAAAGATATTGGTCAGATGGTTGGAACCGTTACTGGTTTCACAATGGCTGCAAACTTAGGTGGTATTCAATCCGGCATCAGCGCACTTATGAAGGACACTCGGCAAGGTGCACAGATTGCTGGACAACTGCAACAGTTGGCAATGGAAACACCATTTGGAGTCGAAGACTTTTCAGGCATTGGCCGCAAGATGCTTGCAATGGGTACTCCAGGTAACCAGTTAATACCTCAGTTAACTACACTTGCAGATGCTGTTGCGGCTACTGGTGGCGGAGCCAGTGAATTAAGAGATATTGCTGAGTTTATTGCAAAGATTCGTATGAATCCAAGGGCGATAGATTCCGATACGTTACTTGGCCTTGTACGTTCCGGTATGCCATTACGCCAAACGGCAGAGCGTATGGCTGGACGAAGATTTGAGAATGAGCAAGAAGCAACAATGTTCTTGCAATCTCGCATCAGTGGACGTGGTTCTCGCGGTGTCGCTGAAATCAATGCTGCATTACAAGCCGAGTTTGGAGGATCAAGTCGTGCCCTTGGTCGTACTGACATGGCATCAGTAACACAAAGAGTTTCCGAAAGTGCTCAGTCAATGCTTATGGGTACTAGTGGCAAGGGACTAAATGTAGCTCTTGGAGGACTAAACCTGCTGTCGGACGTTATGGGCACTATTGGAAAACTGAATACCGCAACACTTGGCATACCCGGAATGATTTTACTGGTCAGTACATTTGGGTATTTGAAGAATGCATTTATAACAGCAAAGTCAGGCCTGGATGCGTTCATCGCGAGTCTCAATAGTTTTACTAGCAGTATCCAAGTTGCACAAGCACGCGGCATGGCGTCAGCTACTATGGGATCCGCCGCTAGTATTCCTATGTACTTAAGTTCATATGCTCAGATGTCCGGGCAGATGAATCCAGCGTTTTTGGCGGCTAACCAATACGTTAATGGTAAATGGGTTCCAATTCCTCCACCTGCTCCGCTTACTCCTATGCAAAAAGTGAGTGCTGGAATTCAAGGCAGAATGACAGCAATGAATGCCGGAATAAACAACTACATGACCAACAACCCAAATGCCATAGGAAACATAATGTCGGGCGTGTTGATGTTTGGTGGTGTACTTGCTTCGCAGTCTCTGGCTAATCAGCAAGCTAACTTGATCGGTAATGAAAAAGCAATGGCACAAAGTACGCGATTGCAAAATACTCTTGGTGGGGCAGCATCTGGTGCAATGATTGGTAACCTTATAGGTTCCGCAGTACCTGTAATAGGCAATGTCGTTGGAACAATCGCAGGTACCTTAATTGGTGGTGCAGCTGCATACCTAACTTCCGAAGACCCAAGTAAGTTACCGTCAAAAGCCATAGACGAAAACACCAAAGCGTTAAACAATGCAACTGTGGCTATGACCTTATTAGCATCAAGCATCATCGGTGGTGGCCCGAGAGCATCTGGTGCTGTATCTGCAATCGAACTTGAGATGTACATGGCAAGTAGAAATAACATGATGAATGTAGGTATTGGCTAATGCCTATTCCACAATGGCGCATAACGTTTGATGTAGAGAACCGAATGACGCAACGTCCAGGTTTTGCACAGTCGCCGTTTGGTACAAACATCACACAGTACATCAAGTCAAGCGATGACGAGCAGACTTGGCAAGAGCCCATCACTGGCATGATGATGTTAAAGCCAAGCTTCTTATCTGCGGATTGGTCAACTGCAACACACTGGTATGACGAATCAGTCATTACACGAGATGAGCCATATTGGGAATTAATGTGGCATGGTGATGGTGGAGATCCAGCATTCAACGGTAAGTTTTTAGCATCTGAAACACCTACTCTTGGGACAAAACTTATGCCGGCACTTACTGGAGCAGTGCATGTGCCGAAGTACGTTACAACCAGTGGTTATGCAAACGACATTATTCGGATTGGAATGCAAACCGCTACAGGTGCGAATACATACAGAGATGAAGGTTTTGTCATCAACTGGAAGATTGCCAGTCGCGAGGTGATGACAAACAAGTATCGCAACTGTTTGTTTATTGCCATTGAGAAACTTGGCATTCACATTGACTTTACAGGCAAGTGCTCAGTGTACTGGTACGACGATCCAGTATCTGGTGTGTATACAACAGCTACACTAGTAGATACGTTTGATATTGGTTCCATCACGGAGATGACGGGTAAATGGCAGACATTGTCGATTATCCCGATTCCGCAGATGGGCGTATTAATTACGAACCATACTACAAAGTCAACGGTACAAAAAAGTTTTAAGTCATCCGCAGATTCAAAGTCTATTGCAGGAAAACTCGTGCAAGTCCCATTGCGTACTGCAAGTGGAAATCCTTATGTAGTTGATGCCGGAAAACTCGAAATCGGTTTCAATCCAGATTTTCTGAATCTCACATACCATTACGCTATACACCGCATTCGATATCCAGTCACAGCAGAAGGTGGAAGCGGTTACCGATTCTTGACGCAGATATATGACCCTGGTTACATTCCTGCGACATCACCTGCAAGCCATGTAGTTGGCGCATATCAGACAAACGCATCTACATCTGCTAGTGTTTCATTGGTGGATCAAGATGTCGGAACATATGACGTAGGTACAGATAGATTCTTTAGGCACAAGGTGATGCTGTCTACGTCCAATGCTGTTTACACTCCTATGTTGTACGGTGTGTACTTGCGGTGGGACAACCTTAGAGTAACGCGATCAACAACGCCAGTTCTCATTGACCGTTATTCGCACCTAGAGTTCTTTGACGATGACTTGGCATATGGTGGTGGCCGGTTACGTGCGACGCATACAACACAGGCTGAGATTGCCATTGTAGAGCGCGGTGACACTACTTACAAGATTGAGCGCACAGATGACCCTACGGTTGCATCACCTACATGGGTTGTGCAACAGACAGGATGGGCGCGTTTAGGTTCTTGTGATGTGTACCTTGATAATGCCGGCACAAACAGCTTTGCATATCGTTATGAAGCAGACTGGGAACTCACAAGTGAAATTGGTAGGTTCAACGAAATCAACCAATACCTACACACGGCTTTTGATGGAAATACTGTTGGCAGTGCAATCAATAACGTGTTGAATGCGGCTGGTTATGACCCTATCCCAACGGTAGACCTTCCAGCAGATGCAGTCAATACAACGGTTCCTGTGCCACCTCGTGGTCAGAGCTGGCGTCACGGTACAAAGACTGGTGATCGTGGAGACAAGATTATCCGTCAGTTACTTATGCTGTTGCGTAAGCAGTTTATTGAATACCGATTGCGCTGGGATCAGGTCAACTACAAATGGGTGTTAGAACAAAAGCCAGCACACAATGCCGCTACCATTTGGAAGTTCGTACCGAATCCTGCTGACCACAACATAGCAACGAATAAGATATGCGTAGGAGAGTCACCAAAGGTGTACTCAATAAACGTACAGCCACCGGAAACAAACTACATCAATGGGGTTGGTACTACTACCGCACAGAATGATGCAGCTCGCGTACCTGCTGCACATCCTCTGATTAACCGAGACAGTATCTTTAATGCTAGTAGTCCTGACTATCTCGGACGCATCATTACATCAATGCCTATCTTTGTTCCCTACCTTGAGCCATCTGACATTCTAAAGATGTCAAGGCGTGTGTATGATGCAGCGGCACAACGTCGTTTCCAACTAAAGGTATGTTCCTTCTACTATGTCGATGGTTTTCAACCTGGTGCTCGTTGCCGTATGCTCATGGTCAATGGTGTTGATACAGACTACGATGACCTCTATATGAAGCGTCGCACGGTCATTATCAGCCGTGACAGTGGTGGTATCGTTGCACCAAAGGTTGAATATAGCTGTGAATCAAACTATGTGAGTACGGTGTATTAATGAACATTCGAGCACAGATAGATATGCAGCAACAAGCTGCGCAACGTCAGTCGTTCTTGACGGGGCAGATTAATGGCACGGTTGGATTCAACTCAGAGCGTGAATTAAATGCCAACGTAGCGACATTTCATGAGCTTCCTGTGTACGTCACTCCTAACTGGAATTTTGTACAACAAGATGCAAGCGGAAACTTTTACATCTTGGATGGTTACTCATACACGGGTGGCCCGGACGTACCTAGACCCTAATGCCGTACATTGACGGTACGCGTACATCAACGCTAACAATGGATCACACGCAAGGTGTGACCGTTACTTTAGTCAACCCAATCGGCATTATTGCCCCACCAACATGGGACAACCAATACTTTGATAAGCGTACTGAGTTTACATTTAGTGGTCATTTAGGTTTTTCTGGAACTATGACCATAAGCACGTATGTTTATGGCATAAACACGACAACATGGGGATGGGAATTACGTGCTGCCGTTACGGTAAATAATGGTCATGGTGCTACGCAAACAAGTACTATTACGGTTGCCACCGGCACATCAACTTTATATTACGTGGATGCATCGGCCACGTTTGCTGGTGCATTTTCTGCAAGTGTTGGTACGGATAAGTTGTGGGATATTGCTGAAGTAGGTTTCAGTACAACATCTGCACCAACCAGATTCCCAGCAGAGACTTCATATACTTGGTACGAGAAAAGCACGGTAGGAAGTACAGCTACATGTAGCCTTTCGGTTGGCGGGTCAACGGTTACTGCGACTAGTACTGTTTCTACTACACGTCAGACAGCAAACTACAAAGCCACACTAAGTGCTACAGGTTTCTGTACTGGCCCACAAACGCATGACTTTGGCGTTACCAATGTTAAGGTCAATGGCACAACCGTTCCAGATATAACACATGCGCAAAACAAAGGTATGCAAGATGCTACCGAGTGGTCGTTGTCTCTCGAAGGAGATGCAGACGCGTTCGGTATTTACCGTACTGGTAGCGGAACTATTAGCACTACCGTATGCCTCGCAAGAAGCGTTGGAATGTTTGGGCGTATACGTGCATGGGATGGTGTATATCCGGACAGCGTAACAGTCGCAATCACCGGATATGACGGTAGTTCTCGTAACGTAACAGCGTCTTCTGGTAGTTGGTCAGGCAATGACACGTTCAATGACTACAGCGCGTATACAACGCTTACAGATCCTGTTGCTGGTAGCGGTAACTTGACAACGTCTTTGAATGACGTTCCTACTTGGATATCAGCTGCTTTGTCGGGTAGTTCGCTGACAACCAATGGGGATGACAACGGCAGTGGTGCAACGCGTGTTATGTTCCGTGGTTGGAGATTCAACGGATGGTCGGTAACCGAGACTAACAACCGTTCCATTTCTGGTACAGGTAACGACAGGACGTACACGCCATACGAGGGTATGTCTGGCTACCGCTACCTTGACATACAAGTTAAAGCTCAGTCAGGCACAAGTGTTGCCGGCGAGATAACACTTCACGATTTCCATAACAACACAAAGACTTGGAATGTTACTGCCGCCACAACAAGTTATGCAACGGTGACGCTCGACTTGTGTTCGCCCGATTCGTACTCAATTGGCAGTATGCCAGACAAAGATTCAAAAGATAATCCTTATCCTCGTAAGAATACGACCAGCACGTCTTTTGCGGGTTCTGAGAGCGTTGATAGTGCGTATTGGGGAGTTACCTCATGCCGCAGGTTACGGGTGTCTAGCGGAGCCATCGACATTGGCACAACCACACTTAAGTACAAAAACACGGATTCAACATATGTTCCAGATACAGTTACATCTGCTATCGAGCGCAAAACGGCACAGATAGTTGCTGAAGCTGGCACGACTACTTACTTCTATGGCCGTCGTTTATGGCAACAGGATCGTGATGGACGAAACGAAGAAGAGTCCGACGTCCACTGGCAGATGACTGTTGGTGGATCTACAGGTGTAACATCGTATGCAGTTACAATGCTGACCATTGCGCAGATGGCGTCTGAGGTCAATGCTAGTGACGACAGCGTTGTAAGACATCCTGGTTGGAGTATGACGCGATCAGTAGCACAACCTGGTGGTGGAACCTGTGCAGCATCACAACCACCACTGCGTGATTGCTACCTAAACGGTGATACAGGGCTTGCTACATGGCTGTATGGCGGCGGCGCATTACTTACACCGAATGCAACTTCAGGTACTGACTTTACCTATGCTCACAAAGTCACCGGCAATATTACAGCGCAGACCTTGTTTGACAAAATAAACGGCAACTTTCCGCCAGACCTATATGACCCATTCGACATAAACGGCGGTACAGATAGTGCTTTGTATCTTGGAGGCGTTTCGCTACTGCGCGGTATTGCTCATGGTGGATTACTCGACACTGCGGGTGACATCGTATCGACTGGTACGGTTGACCTTATTCTAACTAGTGGAGCCTCAAACCGTGGTTCAGACTCCACAATAGATGCGGAGGGTAGATACTTTACTGGTACACCGTGGGGGCTTGGAGAATCAAACCATCACGTTGACTATCTAACGAAAAGCGTGAACCTGACGCCGTTACATACTAGTCATCGCCATAGATCGTGGTTCCGTGACGTTTTGCAGGAAATATATTCTGCAATCGAGGCATTTAAAAACAAGGGATTCTTGATGCTGGGTAAAGCCACGAAGATAAACGTACGTTGGCAAGATAACCCATTAACTGACAGATTGCCGGGCACTGTTTTAACTTCAGGCAACATCGTAAAATTACGCGATTCAGAAAACGTCGGTGACTATATCTTTATCCTGATTAAAAACACGACGACGTTTACTCTAAGTTACACAACAGATAATGGCGCAACCAAAGGAGACTATCTCACCGTGACTGCTGGCACAGCTGGATTTGAGTGCGACACAAACCGTGGTCTCCTCATCATTATTTATGATGATGGCACTACGGCAGCACCAGGCAACATAAAGTACAGGATAAGCCGAGATCAAGGGACGACGTGGACTACTGCCGCCAACTGCACAATCAACAGCGTGACGCCGCAGGTCGGGCAAGTACTAGACACGAGCTACGATCCACACCTTGGTGGAATGTTGTATGCAATCTTTGACATCGGCGGAACGAAGAAGGTTTGTCGCTCGACAGACTTAGGAGTTACGTGGGAAGTAGTCTTGACATAAAAAACCCCGTCTTAGGGGTGACGGGGTTCACTACTGGACTTTGGGGAAATTAAGTAGCAGACATAGTATACACAGAAATGACATGAATACCCAAGAGACACAGCCACACAAGGATTTAACTCGTCAACAAAAACGAGTGTGGGCTGCTGTCACTCAGCTTGGATTCCAAGGTGCATCTAAGGTGCTGAAGAAAAGTGAACGTACACTTGAGTGGCACATGTACCGAATATCTAAGGTTCTTGGTACTAGCAATAGACACGAACAAGCAAAGTTGCTTGGAATTCGCATTAGGATAGAACGCATTAATATTGACAGTGCGTGATAGCCTGTGACATAATGCCTCCATATGGAGGTTAGTATGACGCGAACTAGTGAATCGCTAGACCAAATCGCAGTGGCGATGGTCGGTATCCACAACGAACTACGGGCAATAATCAAGGATTCAAAGAATCCACACTTTAAAAGTAAGTATGCATCTTTGGATGTAATCCTTGATACCGTTCGTCCTATCTTGGTAAAGCACGGTTGTTTCTTGACGCAGACGCTTACGGATGGTTCAAGCCATAACGTCACAATGCGTCGCAAGCAAAACAACGAAGAAACAGATCAAGTGATTGAGACGTTTCAAGAAACATCGGTGTTCACCATCACCGCAGTATCACGATGTATACATTTATCCGGTCAATGGATAGAATCGTTTAGTATTGTCCCTGTTGCTAAGTTTGACGCACACGGTCTTGGAGCTGCGCAGACATACGCACGTCGTTTCAGCTTGGCGAGCCTGTTGGCTTTGGCTACGGATGAGGATGACGACGGCAATGCATCTACACACCAGCACGCGCCACGAATGGAAGCACCCAAGCAGGATATCAATATCCAGTTTTGGGCAGCAGTAAAGAGTAAATACGGTGATGTTTCCGCTGATCGCAAGAAGGAAATCTACCGTGAGTTGTCAGGTGAGGAAACACCATCACCTGATGGGTTGGCTAGAGCATTGAAAGCTATATGGGGTTGATATGGCATTAGTACTCGTAAGTATCTTTTGTTCGTTGCTTGGATTTATCGTAGGTGGTTTTGCTTTGCTTCCACGGCGTATTGAAGATGACACTATCGTTCAATATGTGAATCAGCGTGGTGAGACAGTTTACGCAAAGACAGTCGGGCATCAGTACGAAGGTACAGACTTTGTGGCCGTGCAACGATGCGACGCTGAAGGTTTACCTATCGGCATTGTATTTGTATTGGACGCAGATCGTTTGACTTGGAAGGACTCAAAGGGGAATAAATGGACGAGCAAAGTATTCAACAAGTAGAAGTATCGGGGGATTGGCTAGTGGACGCAGAAACAGGCGAAATCATTGGCATGTCGCCAGACTCGAATCGTTACATATCTCGCGTGGACAATGTGTACGACCTTGAGAAGTACATGGCGAACCTGATGGATATGGAAGCTGACCTTGCTGCTCGCAAGTTGGCACTCGCCGCCATCGTGGAGAACGCAAACAAACTGATTGGCAATATCCAAGCACGTATTGACTGGTACAAACTTAAGCACCAGGATGAGGTTCGTGCTGTAGCCGAAGGGAACCTTGCACGCGGGTCAAAGACGTACCGATGTGTTTACGGTACGGTGTCGTTTCGCAAGAAGAATCCTCGCATTGCAATCAAGGATGACGCACAGGCAATTGAATGGGCGGAAGCAAACGTACCGGAAGCCGTTGTAGTCTCCAAGAAAGTGTTGGTCTCTAAGCTTGACATCGAGAATATCCCTGCCGAGTCAGATGCGTTTGAGATTATCCCTGCGGAAGAAAGTATGGCGATCAAGACATTATGAATTTGATGGAAATACGCACCGCTTTACATGAAGAGTTTCCAACACATCAATCGTTTATCCGGTGGAACCGTCCAGTAACAATGGACGGTTTGACCATCGTTAATGAGACTCCGAAGGATGCTCCGGATTACATTCGATGGATAAAGATTTTGTGGAAGGGAGACTACGTTACTAAAATTGAGTTTGACCACGATATCCGTAAGTGGTCAGAAAACCGGAGGCATCTGGCCTTCCGACTATACAAGGAGTTAGAAAAGCATAATGCCTGAATACGCATTTCACAAGCGGAAGCCAGAGCACAAAGGAACACGCATCAATATCGGTTATCGTTCCTTCATGCTGCGGTTTTCCAAGGACGAGTTAGAGTTTATCCATGCGGCGGCTGAACGTCGCGGTTTGTATATCTCAGCACTTGCTAGAGAGGCAGCACAGCTTCTCATTGCCGGTCACGTACAACCAGTCAAGAAGAGGGCAATCACCCGTAGGGAGGAGCGATTGCAGGTAAACCTGGGCGAGACAGTACATAGTCAACTGCAAGCATTCTGTGATAGCAAGAAACCACGATGGCTACTAACGACAGTACTCAGATCCGCGATGCTAGACATCGCACGAATGCGCTAAAGACAGAACCCGGTGAAACACCCGGGTTCATTATTCACAAAGGGGAAATTATGTGGGTCAAATTGGATTGTAAGTTTCCAATGAATAAGGCTGTGCGTAGGTTATCTTCGGATGCATTCCGATGGTACATCTACGCGCTTTGTTATTGCGGAGAACATCTGACAGACGGGCGGTTGGACTCTATGGACGTGGAGACAATTACCGCTTGTATGCGCGTCCCTGAGTCATCTTTTACCGAAGTTATCGCAGCTGATTTAGTACGCGAAACTGACGCATGGCAATACGAAATTGTGGGTTATTCCGAGACTCAAACAAGTCGTGATTATGTTGAAAAACGTAGGGCTGATGATCGTGCTCGAAAAGCCAATGTAGTTGCACGTCGCAACAATTCCGCAGCGGAATCCGCAGTGGAATCCGCAGTGGAATCCGCTGAAGATTCCACGCGTATAGAATTAAGAATTAAGAAGAAGAATATAGATAAGGATAAAGATATATGTATAAGAGAATTAAATACTAATTCCTCGATTGCAGACGCAACCGAGAGTCTTACACCTAAGCTTTGCGTATCTATGTTCGTGGATCAATGGACAGCGAAGTACGGACATGCACCTACGGGTTCGCTAGCCGCGCTAGGAAGCCACTTTAAGCGTGTTATTGGTAAAACACCCGACGAGACTATAAAGTCCTCTATTTCGGCGTTTTTTGGGCTATCCGATGCATGGGTTATAAGGAACGCACACAAGTCTACAATCCTGGTTTCCATGTGGGATTCATTGGTGACTGGAAGTGTAAATACGCAGCCTATTCGGAGGACAACAAATCAGGACGTTGCACAACAATTCCGTGACAGCATTTTGGAGCAGATTCAATGACACAGATAGCTACTCGCAGTGGTGTTGACCCTGAAGCAATCAAGCACGTTGTAGACCGCATTGTTCCGATTGTGGCGCGTTATCAAGGCGTTCCGATTGATGAGACGGATTGCAAGTTATACGCTCAGTCTTGTCGTTCATTGGCACAGCCATATAACCCAAAAGGTTTACACGAACTTGAGATGCGTATACGTCGTGAGTGTAAGTTTCGACCGACACCCAAAGAGGTCGAAGAATGGGCGGACGAGATTGCAGGACGACACATAGCGGCCAGTGAAGCTGCTGCACGTCGTGTAGTGACCGCACCTCTGGCCATAGAGGCACATCCGGAAGAGACGGAGAGAGCACGCGAGAGATTCCGCCAGAAGTTTCGTGACTTGATGGCGGGGACGAGGATGCCATGAAGTGGAAGGGTAGAAAGTTAAAGTACGATCCGTTAGCCGAGTACAGCGGATACCAAAAGGAAGCACGTAAGCGCGTACGTCTTTGCATCCAAGATGACCTGATGACATACAAGGACGCCGGGATATTCCTTCGGATGAATCCAAAGAGCTTACGGGTATACAAGCATCGTGGGCTGCTTACCGGCGAACGCATCGGCAAGATATTCCTGCTTCACGGGGCGTCTGTGAGGGCATATATGCAAGCAAACGCTCCAGAGGAACTACAGTGGTGGCTACAGCAGAAACCTGACATCTTGACCGGATCTATCCTAGAGGAGATGAACCGTGAAAGCGACGTGTAAAAAGTGCGGAGCTGAAGGGATAGCGGAGCAAGCACAGCACAGCACATATGTACTCACATGCAAAGCATGTGGGGCTTTCGGCTTTGCAGGAACACCGCCAGCAAAGAGTAAGTATCGCAACCAGCGTGTGTACTCGGTTGAACATGGCATGTTTGATTCCAAGATGGAGTTCAAACGGTTTGGTGACTTGACCCTGCTGCTAAAGTCTGGAGTTATCAGCAATCTTCAACGCCAGGTTAGATACAAGCTTGAGCACGATGGAATTTTTTACGGTGTATACATCGCTGACTTCGTGTATCAGCAAGACGATCAAACCATTGTAGAAGATGTCAAAGGCCATAAGACACAAGCGTATCGGACTAAAAAGAAATTGATGAAATCAATACATGGTATTGACATATTGGAGACTTCATCCTAATATGTGCGTGTTGGGTTAACGCTAAAGGAGGAAGTTATGACAAACAATGAGTTGGCTGATGCGCTTGGTGTGACACCATCTGTTACATCGCGATATGCAAACGGAAAAATTATGCCGTCAAAGAATCGTATTGAAGAGATTGCTGCGATCACCGGCGTCACACCTATGCAGTGTGCAGCGATGTACTTAGTGGCGAACATCAAAGCGCAGTACGGGAAAGAAGTATTGTTATTGGTTCAAATGTTTGGTTTGAACGATGTCGATATCGCAGCTGCTGCGCACATTATTACAAGGCACAAAGAGTTAGGGGTAGAGAGATGAAGAAGTATCTGGACGTTTGGGGAGAGTCGGGAAGCATTGCAGGAACACTCACGCACATTATCAAGGATCAGCGTGAGGCAAACGACATGTATGTACGTGATGCACAGGTCACGATGTCCACTGCTGGTGCAGAGCAAGCTTGCAGTATCAATGCACGTTTCTATATGGCCGGTAAGTATGAGCCATCAAACGTGCTCGTGGAAGTAAACGTACACTTCACACAGGTCATGGTTGATAAGCACGCTAACTACGGAACGCGTGTTATTGACACAGTCAGCTTCACAGTGTCACGGGAAACCGACACGGATGTAGAACGCATCTGGATGTACACCGCTGATGAGTACGATGAAAATTCACACCTTTGGTGGAATCTCACAACCGAGCACGCAGTGATCCAGAGCATCCTCGAAGACTATAACAGATGGCGTAAGGAAGATGCGTTTTTCCTGCCAAAGTGGACTGAGTAAACGACACACAAAGTATAGCAATAAGCTATCTCTACGGGACGGACGGACGTATACAATGTGAGGGACGCTCATATCCTAATATCGAGCACAAATCGTGTACGTCCACTTTACACAAGAAAAGTAAAAGCAGTCACACTTGTTGACGCAAAAGAGGTTATTGACATGGAAAAGTGTCCAAAGTGCGGAATTCCAGCAGTGCAGCTATACAACGGGACATGCATGGAATGTATGTTATTCCAGCCACATCGTGACCCGGAACCTGTGACGTACGCAGAGAAGCTCAAGGCATTGCTTCAGAATGCGGGTACGGAGTCATTCTTTAGCGGAATGAGCAAGATGTGGTCAGGATCCATCCTGGTGCGATACTCCGCAATTCCCTTTGGTCGTGCACCGATGTACATGTACTTTGATCGCGGCCGCCTTATCACAATGGGTAGTGAAGACGACAGCAGTGAGCTGGAAGAAAAGCACATCGGTATCACGGACATGGCTGCCGATGATTGGCATATTCTTCCGGAGGAGATGGAAGCTGATGCACCTGTAGCAGATCGTCGCGAGCGAGGTATTACACTGCTTGCCAGATGCACTCCCAATGAATGGGCGCGAGTCTTTGCGCACTGCGAGCACGCGGAGACCTGGATGCAGCAATAGGAAAAAATCGGGACGGACGGACGGACGGAGGCGCGTACACATGATGGTGAGCGCGACACATGATAGCGAGCACGGTAAGCAAGATAGCTGCCGTGCTTTTCTTTTTGTGTGGATCCAGAGAGCAAACGAGTACCAGCCAGGCGGACGCCGAAACGGACGCAGAGCGCAATTCACGACAGCGGCCATCAGCTCGCTCGCGGGCCAGAGAGAGACGGAAAACATACACGCCGTATATGTGTTGCATGTGTGTATGTGAATGTGTGTGCTGGAGTGTGAGAGCGCACCGACATCTGCGTCGCATTGCGTGCGTGCACATGCGCTCGCGCATCCGCGAGGAAAATTATCCGAGATCTCTCGCGCGCGCGATTCCTTCTATGCAAAATCGATTTTGCCATATGGCCGTTATTGCAGCTATTTAGGCCGCAGCGATCGCGGGCGGTAGTATCGTTGCAGGTATAGCGGGCCGCGGTATGGCTACATGTAACCGGGGATATGATCGCGCCTATGCTGCGGGCCGCATGATCGCCCGCAGGGATCAGAATTGCCCGCAGCGCGTCAAGCTGCACGCGGGCATTTAGGATAAAGGGCCGCAAATTGTCGGTATGCATGCAGCGAGTAAATCACGCGGTATTTCTGTTAACAAGCTTATTTTTTCCGCGCGCGCTTGACATAATAGAATCGTTGCATGTATACCTATGCATCAATACCGCCACGGTATGAGAATGAGGAAATTAGAAAAATGAAAACATTAACCACCGTCAACGCTGCGGGCATTCTAGAAATGCAGCCACGTGATCGCGCTAATATTTCGGATTTGGTCGCGGCCGTAGAAAAATCGGTAAATGACAAAATCGGGCCGGTATCGTGTACATGGGTTGCACAAATAAGCTGCCCGACATCATGCCCGCACATGAATTCCGGATGTTACGCAGAATCCGGTACCGCCGCATTTACCACGAATAGACTTAATAGGGCCGCCCGCGATTTTGCGACATTATCGCCCGCGGCCGTTGCAATGATAGAAGCTGCAGGGATCGACAAATTGACGGGCCGCCGCGATCTCAGGTTGCATGTTGTGGGAGACGCGCGAACCGATAAAGCCGCGCAAATATTGGCCGCTGCTGCCGATAGGTACATTGCACGTGGCGCAGCTAAAGGTAAAACAGTACGCGTATGGACTTACACGCATGCCCGCGATACAAAGCGCGCATCATGGGGCCGTATCTCGGTTTTACGATCATGCGAAACATTGACGCAGGTACGGGCCGCGCATGCTGCCGGCTATGCTGCTGCTATCGTGGTACCGGAACATGTGCACGATCGCGCGTACAAATTAGACTCGGAATTTACCGGGATCCCATGCCCAGAGCAAACAGGCCGCGCTGCTAATTGTCAAGCTTGCGGCCTATGCATGCGCGATCAAATGCTGCATGAAAATAAGCGCGTGATCATATTCGCGGCCCACGGGCAGGGAAAACGCAAAATGACACATTTAAAAACAGTGTAGCTATACCGGGGAAAATATACACGCGTGGTATTGACATAACAGAATACACGCGTGTATAGTTATGCATCAAACATTGGGGGATATGGAAATGGTAATTGTTGGAATTATTGCAATGTTGATCGTTGCATTTAGCGCGGTATTTGGTTCAAATGCGCCCGGCCCATGGGGGAAATAATGTTAATAGCTATTTGGGCCGCTGCCGCGATAGGCGCGGGCGTATTGATTTGGGGATTGTACGAAATTATCGTTAACGATGCTGTTATTGCAGGTTAAGGGAGATATCGGGGAAATGATCAATTACACGTTATCGGTATTTTGCGTGCTAAATGTTTTAGCATTTGCGCATAATTTGTTTTACTACCGGCCGTTAAAAGCTGCAGCATATGCCAATGTATGGGCCGCTGCTATCACCGCCGCATTTATCGCATGCATGGTAATTCGTGCAGCGATCAATACTTTGTACCGCTAGGATATCACCGGGGAGATTAGGAAAATGGAAAAAATACACGTTACGCTACATCTGAAAACTGACTCGCTGCTGCAGCCGGCAAAATGCGCCTATGTTGATACATGGGCCGATATTGATCGCCTAAAATCGGGATTAATTGACGCAGCTATAACAGGCCTCATTACAAATGAATTCATAACTGGTGCAACAATTACCGCTACACTGGCCGCGACATTTGACGTGCGGAAATTTCGGTATGACGGTCTAGAATGGATTAAGGTGTATTAATATGGTGATTCTACTTTGTGCTATCGTTGCAGCTGCCGCGGTATTTGCCGCGGTAGCATTTTCTGCATTGTGGCATGCGATCGATCGCGCGGAAAAATTGGGGGAATAACAGCATGAAAACAGAAATTGCGCGGGCGATCGAATTAATTAAGGGATCCCGATATATTCGCCTAATTACGCCTAATGGTATTAGCCGGATATCACATAAGATCGCGATATCGGCCGTGTATGATACGGCCCGCTGTTTAGATTGTATGGGCAGCGAATTAACATGCAGCGATTGTATCGGCCGTGATAGTACGCTTGAAATACAAGGCCACTTTATACACCTTAACGGTTACGGCCGGCCGGGAATAATACACGTATAACACGCGATTAAATAGACTTTGTAACCGGGATATATTCCCGGTTTTTTTATGCCTGCCGATATTCCCTGCAGCATGCAACATGCCCGCATGCCACGGCCCGCTACAAGGGCCATACACGGCCCTAATTACATGTAACGGCCTATTATTCGCCCGCAAGTATAACGGCCCTAATTCAGACGTAACGCGTACCAACTGCAGCTATACCGGGATAGCATGCCCACGATCCAATGGATCCCTAATTACTACATGTGGCCCTATTGCCTGGATTATGCCCGCGTGTATCTTATTCCCTACATGCAGCTACACGGCCCTAAAACGCCTAAATACGGCCGTTATGCATGCAACCGAGTATTCACACATACACGCCTAAAATACCGCATGCTGCGTCAATGCATACCGTATACATGTAACCTTTAGAATTCGTTAAATTTGTACACTACAGGCCGTTATACATAACGGGCATAACGTAATAATTCCGCTGCTGTTATGTATTGATCGCGCTAGCTCTATCGGTTTACTCCCTTGTGAATATCGGCAAATTAGGTAAATACCACCTCCCCGCCATTGCGCATCCTAAATCCCAAAGTCACAAAGGAGAGGACTCTAACAAAAACGAAACCGATCGATGGCAATAGGTAACCAACAATTTTTCTCACTTTCGCATCCTTACCTTTTGTCACAACCTCTGAGGCGTATGATAAAAATAGTTACTGATATCGGAGTTATTTTCATTTTGTCATCTTGCGTAGCTTTCTGAGTCCCTTATATATTTAAATATATCTAGAACAAGTAAGAGTTTGAAATTGCTTCTTCTGAAATCTTACTTGTTCTAGATATATAGTCTAATTTATGTAAGGTTTGGTTGACGTTATTGTGTCAATGGGGAATATGTATGTATAGGTTATTGTTAGGGGATTGTTTGGTTAGTATGGGTTTATTGGAGGATAGTAGTGTAGATAGTGTTGTGTGTGATCCTCCGTATGGTTTGAGTTTCATGGGTAAGAAGTGGGACTATGATGTTCCTTCTGTTGATATATGGAGAGAGTGTTACCGGGTATTGAAGCCTGGTGGTTATTTGTTAGCTTTCGCTGGTACTCGAACGCAGCATCGTATGGCTGTGAATATTGAGGATGCTGGCTTTGAGATAAGGGACATGATCGCTTGGGTATATGGTAGTGGTTTTCCTAAGTCCCATAATGTGTCTGTCTCGATTGATAAGTTACATGGTCATGGGAATAGGGGTAAGGCTATTCCTACTGCTAGTAGTTACCAGGCGTCTGATGTAGAGCAGGAAAATAAGCTTACTAGTAATCCTGTCCCGCCATATGAGGCTAAGTCAGATGATGCCAAGAAGTGGGAAGGCTGGGGTACAGCTTTGAAACCTTCACTGGAGCCAATAACGGTAGCTCGTAAACCATTGGTAGGCACTGTAGCCAATAATGTATTGGAGTACGGTACAGGTGGTATGAACATAGATGCTTGCCGTGTACCTATGGATGCCGCTGATTACGAGCAGTTATCTAAGGGTGTGGATCAGATACGCCAGCGTGGCGGTGTCATGGATAACAGCTGGAAGAATAGTAGTGACTTGTCTGGTGCTAACCCCGCTAACCCACTAGGTAGATGGCCAGCTAATTTCATCCATGATGGATCCCAAGCAGTACTTGACCTATTCCCTGATACACAACCTAGTAGATCTGGAGGGATGAGTTACAACAAAGATACTCAACACCTAAATGGTAAACAGCCTCATGCTCGTACCGGGCACGATGATTTAGGTGGATCCGCTGCACGCTATTTTTACTGTGCTAAGGCTAACAAGGCCGATCGTAATGAAGGCCTAGATGACTTTGAGGAAGACTACAACCGAGGTACTGGTACGCACAACAACGGTAAGTCCAATACGCGTGTAGGTAATGCAGCCGAGCGTGCGGCTGGTATCACCCATGTAGAGTTACAGAAAGTAAAGAACATCCACCCTACGGTGAAACCTACAGATCTCATGCGTTACTTATGTCGCCTCGTAACACAGCCTGGAGGCACAGTACTGGATCCTTTCATGGGTTCCGGCACTACTGGTAAAGCTGCTATGCTCGATGGCCTTCAGTTTATTGGCTGTGAAATGGATGAGCAGTACTATAAGATCGCGGAAGCACGAATAAAACACGCTTTGGAGAGTAACCATTTTCGTGATGCCACGTAAATGGTAGAGTCCTTACAACGAACCCGACAAGCCTCTCTTGGATGCTCAACCAGTCGGGTCTCTTTATGAGTGGTTAGTTCCAAAATGGAAACACCCACTTGAACTTGTAAGAAATCCTTACAAGTTGAACAAAAAGACCACCCGGCAAATGGTGGTCTTTCTTTGTTAGCAGAGTTTGTATTTACGGCAGCCCGAGTTTACTGGTCTTTCCATAAAGCTCACCTCTCGGTGGCAAAGGAAGTATACAACAAAAGAAACCCTAGCGTTATGCCAGGGCTTCCTTTTTGGTAGTTGTTGTTCTTTGTAACACTCACCTGTCGGTGGCGTCTAAAGTGTACCAGTTATCAAGAATATCTTTACAACTGAAGTGTTTCCATTTTGGAAAAAGTTGAATGGGCCGGCCTGGACTTGAACCTTCATCTTCATCTTGTCTGTTCTAAGATGCTGTTTTACCGTTAAACTAACAGCCCATATAAGGAGTGTTGGAGTCAGCTATCAATTACCGATTCAAAGTTATTAAACTGACTCCAACATCATGTCGTGAGTTGCACAGCACGACGGATTATTCTATATCAATTTCTTTGTTATGGCTAACTTCTATGCTGACGTTTGGTACATTTTCCATTATGTATGCAATGCGAGCTGCTCGAATACTGTCGTTGTCTAACGCGTACGGATCAAGACCTCGATTGCGTAGCCATTTCATGAACCTGCGAGTCTTTATGATGTCGGCAATCAATGTACCTACGTAGCACATCCCTACTCCTATGAGTATGCCGGTGATTATACTAATCATAAATATACTTCCCAGTCATCGTGGAGTAAGTCTGATATCGCCATTGTGTACTGAGGTTTACTTGCTGTATCCCGCAGCATGACTATGTCATTGTCCTTGACTACAGCATACACATCCTGGAGCCATCTAGTTCGGCGCATGAGTAATCCGCGCTTCATCATTATCAAAGCTTCGGATCCTGTCATTCGACTACTTCCCAATCATCCATAAGAAAATCTGTATAGATGCGTTGTAGTTCTACATCAAAGTCAAGTGGCTCATTAATTCTCTTCCACCTATTCATGGTTAGCGCATATGTTGCTTGAGCTATAAGAGGGATGTATTCACCAGTTTCATAAGGGCATACTGCTTCATCTTCTCCCCAATCTTCACGACGAATCTTTTTCCCTGATGCTAATGCTTTCAGTGCTTCAATTCCTGTCATTCAATGACCTCCCATCCATTTTCGAATAATTCTTCTACCCATAACCTGTCCCAAATTTTGGCTACGTTACCTACTGAATCTTCCACTTCCTTGCGCACCATCAGTTCTCCAGTCTCTTCACTGAGGATGCAATAGAGATAACTTTCAGGCCAGCATTTTCTACGCATTGTTTTACCAGCCACAATCATGGACAATATTTTACGAGGCGTCAATCGCGTCTTCATTCGACTATCTCCCAGTCATCGTATTCCAGTAAGTCCCCCATCAAGTTAGCAAATAAGTTGGCGTGTCTGTAAATCTTGTCTTCAAGAGAATAATCATTTTTAAGTATCTCCATACTCATTTGATTTTCATTCACGACTGTCCATTTGACTAACTGATTTTCATCCCAGGATTTACGCCGTATGTTCTTTCGGCATCGCAATGCAATAAAGGCTTCAATTCCTGTCATTAATCTGCCTTTCTCTCCTTGATGATGGCTGCGATTGCTTCCGTGCTCCAAGGAACAGTTGTGTCTGGATGTGGGACACCTTCAGCGTATAACTGCTCTCCAATGCGTCGCATACTGATGCCAGACTTGTACATATCCATTATGCGCAGCTGTACTTCCATGCAAACCTGATCTGTCACTTTAGGTTTACGAGGTTTATTGGTAGGTGTACGCGTAGCAGTTTTGATCGCCGATATAGACCGTGCGTTTATCATCAATCTCTCCACCATGATCCATCTAGCTTTGCTTCGTACTGATGTTCAGCGTCTTGATGTAGTCCGAAGTTAACTTCATCTTCGAGGTGTGTGCCAAGCCATGAAGCAAAGTCTTCATTCGTGTACTTTTCACCATCTTCAATCAAGGTCAGCCCAATCTTGCACGCTTCGTGCAAGTGCTCGCATCCCTCAACAGAACCGGTAAAAGCTACGTCACGTCCGTGCTTGTTCATAAAGTCAAGCACGTCGCTAGATATCTTTTCAATGTTCAGTACTTCGTACCGCACCATCAAGGTGATGTCGTTTTCCCACTCAATCTCGTTGACCCAGTCTTTGGGTAAGCCTTGTAGGTCTTCTATTGATACATTCACTTTACTAAAACCTTTTCCCATCGCAGTTTTCGTTCTGTGGGTTGATCCGTCCTGCGTGGCTTACCATCGGAACGTTTCCACCCCCCCTTGAGTTACCGCAACCATAGTCCAACCAGAAGCTCTAAGTGTTACGCCGGTTTCTGACTCTAATATGTACGTTTGTATTTTTGAGTAACCAAGCTCCTTACCGGCCCTAGCTGATGCACCGTATAAAAACGAACAAGCATTCGGTGTACCATCTGTGACAAGTCTAGTTATTTCAAGAGTTGTGCTTGCATCAACTAATCTTGCTACTGGTCTTCCTACAATAGCAACACCATGTACTATGTCATCTACAACGCAAGCAATACTGAATCTATGTCCAGTAACGGGCTTATGATGACGATGATATTTTTCTACAAACTCGTTAGCATCTTTCAATTCTATATGTCTAACTTTCATTCGTATGACACCCAGTCTAATGCCATGAGATCCGCTGATGACAATGTTGTGATACCGGCAAATACTCTGTTGGATGCTCCGTCAATCCTGTATGTGCACATTCGTCCATCAACAAGTTGAATAAACCAACGCGCTTCAAAGCGCATGACCTTGCCACCAGCAAGGATTTCTTTATGTGCCCACAAGTAGTCCCTGCGAACACGAGGTGTTTTATCTGTCATTCTGCCCCTAACTGCCGTGATAGCATCAAAATGCGTTACACTATTCTATAACACGTTGAAGTTGTATAGCAAGGAGAATGTTTTTATGAACGACGGGTGGCTGGTTTACGCTTGTGGTGATGAATGCAATCACAACAAGTGTGGCGGAGTAAAACAGGTAGTCAACAAGTATGACAACGCTGTTGGTTATTACCGAGATGAAGTCGATGCAGTTCTTTGGATAGCAAAGGATCGCATCTCTAACGTGTTTGTAGATGTGTATGACCGCGTCATTGATATCCTTGCAATGATGCAGATGCCGGACGTGACCGCACTTCAGGCCGAACGTTACTACCAGGAAATAGTCGAGTTACTACAGAATAAAGATAAGTTCGATTCCTACGTCACAAAGGTAACTGATGAAGTCATTGCAGGTCAGGATGCAGTTATCGCAGCTACGTTGCTCATCTACCCTGATGTTGTTCTATACAACATGGGTTCAAAGCCAGCTCGTGTCGCACGTCCTAAGATTCGCAGACCAGATGCAAATGAGTTTGCTACCGGCTGGAGTTATGGTGGTTCAAGTCTTCGTGACGTTATCCAAAACACTACCAACGATATCTTTACTCGCATCTACATCGGAATGCGTGAGTCCTATGCTGACCAAGACTTTGATGGAAAGGCATGGGTGACATCAGTTAATGACAATATAGACACCATTGACAGCATGATGGAGAATATCTCGACAACGGAAATTGAGGCTACGACAAGGCGCGTAGCAACGCGTATCAATAACTTGAATTCAGGACTAGTCAAGGGATACAGACGTGTAGCCGTCATTGACAACAAAACGTGTGTTGGATGCTTGACGCTGCACGGTAAGTTGTATTCCCTTCAGGATGAGTTCGAGTCGCATCCACGGTGTAGATGTATGCTTGTGCCCGTAACCATGTCTTGGATGGAGTACGCATCTGTTCAGGGTGGCGCAATACCTGACTACATGTCTCGTGATGAGATTATCGGCATGTTGCCAGATGCAATATTGCGAGACATTTTAGGGCCGGGAAGATACGCCATGTATGAAGCTGGTCTGCCACTTGAGAGAATGATATACATAGAACGCACAGAGGAATACGGCCCGCTCATACGTATCACGCCTCTTTCGGTCTTGCGCGAGCAAGGTTTCTAATCCCTTTACATGTCCAAATCTCAGGGTATCTTCGGATACCCTTTTTTTGTGCCATTGCGTGGTTCAAGTATATAGACTTGCATCCTGTTAGCCTTTGATTGTTATTACTACAAACACCAAAACATGTGACAATAATCAAAACATGACAGTCATCGAGCACGTATCCGGAACGAGTCTAAACATTGCAATGATGTCCGATCTACACATTGGGTCACTGCATACTGACTACAAGTTGATTGATAGGGAACTAAAAAGAGCAGTAGAAGAAGATGCAATGATAGCAATCAATGGAGACGTCTTTGACGCTATCTTGCCTGGTGATCGGAAACGCTATCGCGCTAACAACCTACACCCAAGAATGTACACAGCCGGTGATGACATGATTGGTGAAAGCATACGATGGGCTTATGAAATACTTGCTCCGTATGCTGATCGTATTCTGATGATCGGCGATGGAAACCACGATGACTCAGTAGCTCGTTTCCATCATATTGAGCCTGTAAAGCATCTGTGTATTCTTCTAGCTAAAGAAACAGGTAAGTCCATTCAATATGGCGGCTATCATGGATTTATACATATTCGCATGGATATAAATGGCCAGAACAGAAAGTATGGACACTACGTCATTCATTACCATCATGGAGCTGGTGGTGGAGCACCAGTGACAAAAGGTGCAATCACATTCTCAAGAGCACAGATGTGGCTGGAAGGTGTTGATGCAATATGGCGTGGTCACACGCACAATAAACAAGCTGGCCGCGATGCTAAGGTTGTTTACAACATAAATAAAGTAAAGCCTGAGAATAGAGTATGTCATAAAGAAGTACTGACTATTCGTACAGGTGCGTACATGGACACGTACACCGGAACAACATCAAGCCACCTGATGGAACATGGTCGTAAGGATAACTACGGTGCGCTCATGGATGGAAACGCTTTACCAAAAGGTGGCATGATATTGAAGCTCAAGTGCGAACAAGACTATGACAAGGATAAACGAGAAATCCAAGTGCACAGTCAGTTGCATATCTAACCTGTGCTGCCGAATCCTCCAAGGCGGATTCCTGCATCTAGGTTTGCAGTGCCTTTGTGTTCTAAGATAAGAGCTTGCGCAATACGCATCTTGTCAGCTATCGTGATATCTAGTGTCCCACAGTTTGTAAGAATGACTTTAATCTCGTGACCAACATAATCGGCATCTACAATGCCTGGTGCATTCAAAACGTATACACCATGATTGATTGCTAAACCTGATCGAGAGCAAACCGCCAAGAAGTAGTTAGTCGGAAAGTTAGACGTGAGTGCAACACCGACTGGAATCAATAACCTTTCTCCAGACTTCAATAAAACATCAGCATCTAATCGTGCACGCAGGTCAAAACCTGCTGATAAAGCTGTTGCTTGATTCGGAAGATATATTGAATCTTCAGTATTGATAAGAGTAAACACTAGTCTTTTCCCCACATCGCTTCGTGTATTGTTGGAAGCTGTTCTTCGATAATCAACTTGATGTCATTCGCAATGACTCGATGCTCTGCTTGCGTGTCGTCCTGCGTTCTCACATCAACGTAATGCAGCCAGTCACGAATGTTTCCGGCCATGTATAAACGTGTAGACGAGGACATCGGCAACACCATGCGTGCAGTCTCAGTAGCAAAGCCATTTGCCAGTAAGCATTGATATGCGTCAAAGGCACGTATTACAGCATCGTTAGCGTCGTTGTATGCCTTCTCTTGACTCTCTGTAAGTTCATCTGGAAGGTCTAAGCTACTTTGTCGGTTAGTTGCTCCAGCCATCCTTTGAAGTGGCAGGTAGATGGTCTGCGGAACAGGTGCGTACCGTTGGCTAAACTCTTGAAACGAAAAGCTACGATGTCTCAGTATCTGTGCACTGATTGCGCGAGTAGTATTGATCTCCACAACCATATGCGCCATCTCAAAGATAGACCAATGCTTCTTGCGAATGCAGTAACGTAGTAACTTCTCGTATTCTCGATTCTCTTGATTTGGACTACTTACACGAGCGCAGTAAGCTATGTGTGCTTCTGCGTTTGGTGTGATGGTAACTAACTTAGCAAAGTTCATTAATTCTTTTTCCAATCCAATGCATAACTGGTACAGCCATAGAATTGCCCAATGCTTTGTATCTAGGGCCATCAGGTGTATCCGTTTGAATGTTTGTCCATCCGTCTGGAAATCCTTGTAGCCGTTCACACTCAGTAGGTGTAAGTCTGCGAACAGCCATTCCATGCATTATTTGTTGGTCTTGTGTTGTAGCAATCGTGTAGGCTTTTTCATCCTGACCCATGTAACCACTACCACCTGTTCCAGGTTTTGCTACCCCGCCGTTTGCACCGGTGTAATGCCCAACGCCTCGTATCTTAAAAGCATGGGCTACTGGGATAAGCGTTTCAAACTCTGGGTCATATCGCTGTCCACCACCGGCCAAAAGGCAGTGACTTTTTTTAGGCGTATCTAATACAAAAGCAACTATTGGATTCTCCATACTGCTATTTAAAGTCGGTGCAATACCATTTGTTGATATTGCTGCGTTACTTTGTCCGTCAGCCATAACGAATAACTTTACATCGATTCCAGTCGTGTGTATGTCATTTGTTGTCAATGTATTTACTGACAATCTTTTGGCTGAGCTACAGCTTGCAATGCTTGCTGTAACTTTGCCGGCAACCTCTTGCCTCTTTCTGAAGACCTCCGTAGAATTCCTATGCAAGCTTTCTGGCTCAAATAGTACTTCTGCTGCACGTCTTGAGTCTCCTGAAGAATGTGCGACAACAAAGACTCTACGACGTCTTTGGGGGACTCCAAAGTACTGAGCGTCAAGCACTCGGTAGGCGAACCCATACCCGATGTTCCCCAACGCGCCGAGGAAGGAACCAAAATCCCGTCCTCTGTTGCTTGACAAAACACCGGGGACATTTTCCCAAACGACCCATTCGGGTTTAAAAAGTTCAACCATTGCAATGAAGGTGAGTGCGAGATTTCCCCGTGGATCGTCAAGCCCTTTGCGCAATCCTGCGACTGAAAAAGCTTGGCAGGGTGTTCCTCCAACGAGAAGGTCAATTGAACCTCTTGCAATGTCCCATTCCTTATAACGCGTCATGTCACCAAAATTTGGCACGTTTGGAAATCTATGTGCCAGCACCTTAGATGGAAACTTTTCAATTTCAGAGAAAGCTACGGGAGTCCAACCAAGAGATTCCCATGCTACACTCGCGGCTTCAATGCCACTGCAAACGCTTAGGTAACGCACTAGCGTAAACCTAACTTTTTAAACACAGAAGGTCGTGATTGTTCTTCTTTTTCGATGTCGTTAGTCATAACACGCAATAAGCCGGCAGCGTCGTCCAATGCCTGTTCGACCTTGACGTTTAAACCGTGCTTAATGCGCAAGTACTTTGCTTCACAAGAAGCTGCAATGACCAAGTCAAGCAGCTCTTGTGCGCGTTTATCATGATTCTTCATATATTCTCCCCTAACAGAAACGATGACAGAATCATACAACAGTGCTAACTTATAACGCAATGTTAGAAATTTAACTGTATGAATCCACCTCGTGCGCCTAGTTCACTCCAGTCTCGCACTTTTGGATAGTAGCCGTCGCCGTCTCGTTCATCACCATAGAAGTTCTCTGGGCAGGTATTGCCTTCAATGGTGAGTACCCCGGTTCCGTCTTCACGCACTCGATCAACAACACCCATATGAGCATGTCGATTCAACGCGCTAAACCAAAAACAAACCAAGTCACCTTGCCTTATTTTGAATGGCATTGACTTTGCTTGTGAAAGACTAATCCAACAACCGTTCTTTTGCGCCCATCGAACATAGTCTGGAGTGTAGGCAGTACGCGGCATTGTTTCGTCGTATGTCAGTCCAAGTTGCGTCGCAGCTTGCTTTAATCGGAATCGCACAACTGCAACACACCATGGGTTGCCGGCAGGTAGTGGTGGAATACATGATGCCAAGTACGATTCAACTGCTTTACCGGCGTTGTTTCCTTCTTCACGAATGCCTAAGTTAAGCCTAGCGTTTTCTACAGCTCGTATTGCAATCGGTCTATCAGACATCTTTCTTTACTCCGAAATAAGGTTTACCCATGCCGTCAGCAAGTAATTTGGTTGCTAAATCTGTTGCTTCAATGGTCTCGTAACTCAATCTGGTAATGCTTCCAAGGATTCGCCCATACTTATCTGCCTTATGGTCTTTTACTGTAAGTCTGTAAGTTTCAGGATTCTGCTCCAGCATAAAAGTAATAGTGTATTGTTGAGCAGCTTTACCAGCGGGCGTGTTCTTTTCTGGTGTGTTCACGCCATAGATTCGCACATGTTTATCCATAAGCCATGTACCAAATCCAAGGTCAACGTCAACAACAACGGTATCGCCGTCAATTACTCTCTTTATTTTTATTCCGTACTCGTACATTTAATTTTCCTTTTGCTCTGAGTTCCATAAGTCTTTGACGACGTCCTTCACGTAACTGACGTTTACGTTCATTGTCTCGTTGATCTGCAATGTGATCTGCCATAGCAATTGTCTTGCTTAGGTTCTCACGCATCATTGGTAAGTTGGCTTCAATCATCAGCGACATGCATTGCAAAGCTAACGCTTCATCCCGTACTTGTCTTAGCTGGCTGCGATTAAGTTGAGTCAATGGGTTTAGCGTAATCAGATGATGGGCATACAAGGGATTGGCTATGAGGATCAGCCGCCGTATTGACTTGTGCAAACCTTGGTCTTTGATTATGCCGAATAGATGTTGTGGTAATCGAATACAGGTTTTGACGTATGGGTCTATCTGGTACTCTTTCGGCCATTCACCAAAGTCATCTTCTGCTCCCGTTACATCCTTGGTCAGACAGATTGGCTGAGTAGCTGTATATCCATGCAGACTTGGTTGTTTACTAATTTTTGCGTCACGCATGGGTAAAGTGTATAGTAAAACAACCTCGGTTACTAGGAGAAAGCACATGGAACCCGTGTGGCAGTTTGACACAGTCAATGGTGCTGAACGTATCGTTCGTTTGTATGTAGGATCGGAAATGAAGGCTATTGTCCATTTGTCGCCTTCGTCGTTTGTAGCCAATGTTTACGATGAGGCTAATGCTGGTCAAGAAGTGTTTACTAAATTGACCGATGCCCAGGACTGGGTATTCTCAAAGTTAAACTTGAGTGGAGTTCATGAGACGCCGCATGAGTTTGACATTGATGCAGTTCCTCCAGTGGATGAGAACATCCCTCAAGTACCTAAGCCACGTAAGCCAAAGGTATCTGTTCCTCGTGAAGGATAACAGTCACTACGAGAAGTATTCGCTACGTCCAACCGACGTAGCGGATTCTTGGGGATTGAATAGGTATTTGTTCACGGCAATAAAGTACATTCAGCGTCGTGGACAAAAAGAAGGTTGCAGTTATCATGGGGACTTGGCAAAAGCCATCTGGTACTTAGCCAAGGAATTTACTGGCAGTGATGACGCAGCTGAAGAAATCAAGAAAGCCGTTTGGCGTTTGAAGGAATTGGTGGAGTTAGATGATGAATCAAGTAGCACTAGTAGGGAGAATCACCCGTGACCCGTCCTTTGTTGGGACAGGCGCAACACCTCGTTGTAACTTCTCGGTAGCAGTAGATCGTCCGTATATCAAGGACAAAGAGAAGGCTACAGACTTCTTTGACTGCGTAGCTTGGGGAAAGACAGCTGAGTTTGTTGGCAAGTACCTTGAAAAGGGACGCCTTGTTGCTGTCACCGGACGTATTGAAATCAACGTCGTCACATCAATGGATGGTACACAAAAGCGATTTACAAACATTGTCGTTGCTAATGTGTCACCGCTCACAAAGGGTAGTCGTGACGCAGACTCAGGGGCATCTGTAGATGTGTCCGATATTGAGGATCCTTTCGCTTAATGGCAAAGCATATCGCCAACGAAAACCTCCTACAGCGTGAGGCTTTCGAGACTTACTATAGTCTTGGTGACACGCGCGACAGAAACCTTGAAAAGGTCTCTGAGAGGCACCACGTATCAGTACAGACTGTTCGCAGTTGGCGACGTAACTTTAGTTGGGAAACAAGGACACTTCAGCGTGATGCTGAGGTGTCTGCTCAATTAACAAAGTCGTCTGTTGCATCCGTAGCCGTTGCTAAGGCTGCATTCATCGGTATTGTCGATGACACCATTGAACAGTGGAAGCAAAACCTAGCGAAAGGTGAGATACGCCTAGATAGCGTAACTGACTTAGAGAAAGCAGTAAAGATAAGATTATTGCTATCAGGTGAGAACACCGAGAATGTTGGCATAGGCCCATCTGGTACATGGCGTGTTCTTGCGGAACAGTATGGGCTTTCACAGGAAGAGATTCTTGCTGAGGCACAGTTAATCGCAGCCAAGCCAGAAGATGACGTAGAGGAAGCAGTAGTCGTTGAGTAAGATTCAAGAATCACCAGCTACATCTGCACTTATGGCGGAAGCAGCAAAGCGTGCTTACGAGAAGAAAGTCAATGCGGCGCGTATCAGTCTTACAGAGTTTGCAGGATTCGTAGACCGTAAAGCCGCCGATCAATACAAAGCCAAGCATCTAAAAGCATTGGCAAAAGAACTCGAACTGGTAGAGAGTGGTCATGTGGATAGACTTATGGTCTTTATGCCACCAAGACACTGGAAGAGTTCTACAGTATCTGAGAAGTTTCCTGCTTGGTTTTTAGGTAGAGATCCACGACGCACTATCATCCATTGTTCGTACTCCAACGACCTAGCAGAGCAGTTCTCTCGTAGTGTGCGTGACACTATTCAGAGTAACCGTGATTTCAACGCTGTATTCCCGGATTGTCAGTTAGCCACTGACCAGCGCAACGCACAGACATGGGCACTTCTGTGGGCGCACAGAGCCACGTACAGAGCCGCTGGTGTTGGTGGTGGTATTACTGGACGCGGTGCAGACCTCATCCTGATTGATGACCCTGTAGCAGATGAAGAAGCAGTCTGGACAGAAGATAGACGTGAGAGTCTATGGCGTTGGTATCAGTCAAAGCTTCGTACTCGTCTTGAGCCTGGTGGACGCATTATCCTGATTATGACCCGTTGGCATGAGGACGATTTGGCAGGACGTCTTATTGAAGAGATGAAGCACGCTGGTGAGCAGTGGAAGATCGTAAGTTTTCCTGCAACCGCAGAACCAGATGAACCAAATGGTGTTGATACTCTTGGGCGCAAGTATGGTGAAGCATTATGGCCAGAACGCTATGACGTCAAGGAACTAGCGGGCCTGCGATCAGCGGTTAGTGAGCGTGTTTGGAATAGTCAGTATCAACAAAGACCATCAACACAGCAAGGCAACATGATACTTGCTGACAACATCCTTGAAGGTAATCCACCTGAGATGAAGTCACAGGTACGTGGTTGGGACTTAGCATCTACTAAAGGTAAAGGTGACTTTACCGTAGGTGTACTTGTAGGACTTGGCGAGGATGGTAACTACTGGATTCTTGATGTTGTCCGTAAACAACTAGCCACCAATGAGCGTGACGAGATGATACGTGTCACTGCTATGATTGACGGCATAGAAGAGACTATTCAGAGGTTTCCACAAGACCCTGGTGCGGCAGGTAAGTCTCTTGTTGCAAGTATTACTCGCATGTTGTCAGGACACAGATTACGGTTCAAGCCCATTTCAGGTGATAAAACAATTAGGGCAGACCCAATGTCATCGCAGGTAAACCAAGGACATTTCCGCATGGTCAAGGCTGAATGGAATAGTATCTTGGTGGATGAATTGAAGATGTTTCCTAACGGAAGGCACGACGACATCGTGGACGCTTTAGCCGACGCATTCACAACGCTCGCTGAGGAAAACACAAAGAGGCAAGTTAGTGTGAATTGGGATGTCTTCTAAGCAAGTGTATAGACTTGACATGGAGTATCTGATTTACTTATGGCTTTTATATAGGTCTGTATACTTTTTAGTGAGGCGGCATGGCATTCTGGGATAAAGCTCTACATAAACTTGGCATAAAGAAAATCAATGAGTTGTCCATTGGCGATGATACACCTTTGCCACGCTATGCCTATGGTCAGTACATAACTGGTTTCCAGTCATTCTCTGACCTACTTAGTCCATACAGGACACTTGATCCAGCCCAAGCCAATGAAGGACGCGACAATGCGATTGTCAGCATCTGTATTAACTTCATTGCTACGTCTTGGCAACAAGCACCTGTATCTGTTGGTACGCGTGACGGTGTCAACTATAAAGGCTTAGAGAAACAGCATCCACTTGAGAACCTTATTGAGTTTCCGAATGAGCACTATGGTGGAACACAGTTAATTTGGGCTGTACTTACAGACGTCATCCGTAAGGGTAACGGTTATATCTATATAACCCGTGATCGTTTAGGTACACCTATCCATTTATTGTGGGTTCCTGCTCGTTGGATTCGTCCTATTCCAGATGACAACGGATACTTAAAGCATTACGAGTATTCACCATTTGGCAAGTTGATGATCCTGAAGAAGGAAGATGTAGTACACGTAAAGTATGGAATTGATGAGCGTTTACCTCTTCAAGGCGTTTCGCCTCTTGCGCCTTTGTATCGTGAAATCATTACGGACAACTCGTACTCTGACTTTAGTGCTGGACTTGCTTCCTCCGGTGGTGTACCTCCGGTCGTATTTACCCCCAAGATTCTAAAGTTAGAGGGTGGTGAACAAGCCGCACCAATGACTCCAGAGCAAGCGGACAACATGACACGTCGCTTGCAAGAGAAGATGTCTCGCGAACCGGGTAAACCACGTTTTATTCCTGGCGCATTGGACATGCATCAACTTGGATTCAAGCCAGATGAGATGGCACTCAACGATGTTCGGTCAATGCCTGAGACACGTATTCCAGCTGCACTAGGTCTTGACCCATTGGCACTTGGTCTATGGACTGGTGTGCAACGTGCTACATTCAACAACAAGCAAGAATCTATTAAGCAATCATGGCGTGGTGGCATTCTTCCATTCATGAAGATGTTTGCTTATGAGTTGACTCGTAAGGTTCTGCGTACATATCCAGATAGCGAAGACCTCTGGGTGTTCTACGATACATCTGGAATCTTGGAACTCAAGTCCGATGTCCTTGATTCTAGACGTGAAGCACGCGCAGACGTCCTTGCTGGAATCATTACAGTTGATGAAGCACGCGAAGAAGTTGGTAGAGAACTGTCGTTCCACGAAGCCATGCAATCTGACATGGAAAGCGTGGAAGCACGTACTGAGTATCTGGCTACAACAGAAGCTCCGGTTGTTACACCGTCATTGGCAAGTACCAAGCCGAGAAGCGAGGATGTATCACGTAGGCAGCAAGCTAGTGAGGAGATACATATCCCGTCCCCTTCGGACTTGGAAAAGGTTGGTGGATCAAGCAGATGAATAACGAAGTCTTGTGCTGGATTGGAGATGCTGTAAAGGCATCGTCCGACGGTCGCTTTGCAGGTTACTTGGTACGCTTTGACAATCAAGGTAATGCCAACGACACCACAGGTGAATATTTCACCGCAAAGACTGATTTTGGACGCCCTCTAAAGAGCGGAGATGAGTTTGACCTAAACCTGTATTACGGTCACGGATTTACCGACGTCTTTGGTAACCAGGTTATTGGTCGTGGCAAGGTAAAGATGGACGATGCCGGCCTTTGGTATGAAGGTCAAATTGACATTAGTAACCGCTACATGGCTAAGGTAAACCAACTTCTACGCGAAGGCAGACTTGGACTTAGTAGTGGTGCTGCACCACATCTTGTTGCTTACTCCAAGAAGAGTGCTGATCGCAAAGAGATTCTTTCGTGGCCTATCGCAGAAGCAAGCCTTACGCCTTGTCCAGCGGAGCCTCGTAACTCTGTTGTTCCAGTCAAGTCTTTGATGGAAGTTAAGGTCAAGGAAGAAAAGACATTCAAGCCTACGTCAGCAATGAAGACAGCTGCAAAACGTGCGATTGCTTGGCGTGAAGCAGGTCATGATGGTGCGACAGCCGTTGGTTGGGCTCGTGCTAATCAGATTGTCAAGGGTGAGTCTTTGTCGGCTAGTACCGTCATGCGTATGTACAGTTTCTTTTCTCGCCATGAGGTAGACAAGAAGGCTAAGGGATTCAGTTCTGGAGAAGATGGTTTTCCATCACCAGGTCGTGTTGCTTGGGATGCTTGGGGTGGAGACCCTGGGTTTGCTTTTGCTAAACGCTGTCGTAATACAATCCTAAAGAATAAGAGCATGTTTGGTGCATATGACCCAGACGATATGGAAGAGGAAGAAGACGACGAGGAAGAGTCCTCTAAGGCTGAAATGGAATACGAAGACGAAGGCATCGAGGAAGACGAGCAGGGAGAAGAAGCCGAAGACTCCGGAATGCTAGGTAGCATCGATGATGAGATGTCTTTGTATGGTCTTCAACTTTTGTTTGGTCGGCTGATGTCTTACATCGCCGGTAACCCTGATGAACCTGAAATGGTCGGTGAGGCACTTGATGAGTTTGCTGATAAAGCAAAGGTTCTCGTGTCACACATTGACGCTATGGGTGACGATTTTATGACCCAAGTCAAGTCTATACAATTGACAACGGTCAGAGATTTTGAGAAGTGGCTGCATACAAGTGGACGCTTTTCAAAGAGCGATGCAAAAATCATTGCATCACAAGGCTGGAAGCAGCGGGATGTCGCGAAAGCCGAATCACAGTCAGCATTGGTGGAAGCTCTGAAGGCTAGTGCTGAACTCGATAAACAAATCTTTGAGCTATCAATCAAGTAAGGAGAGATCATATGGATCTTAACAAGATTGTCGATGGTATCAAAACTAAGTCGGCAGAACGTGATCAGATTCTCGCTAAGTCTGATTTCAGTCATGATGACTTGGCAAAGGTAAAGTCGATTAACGACGCAATCGCAGTTGCTAAGGAACAGTACGAAGCAATCAAGACTGCACAGGATGAGAAGCAGTGGTTCGCAGAGCCAGCAAACGAGATTCCTGGCAATGTTCACTACGCCAAGGCTGGACATGTAGACCTTGACCGTACACGCACGGGCATGGAAGTCAACCACGTTGGTGAAGGTTCCTTTACCAAGAGTGTTTGGGCGCACATGAACACCGATGGTTATAAGCAAGCATTCCACGAATACCTCCGCAAGGGTATTACTGGCATGGGTGCTACTGCTCGTAAAGACCTTGAAATCGGGCTTGACCCACAGGGTGGATACTTTGTAACGCCTGAAATCATCAACCGAGTTGTTAGCCGTTTGGCTACTCCAACCCGTGTTGCTGGTCTCGTTACTCAGCTCTCTACCAGCCGTGATGCAGTCGAGATGCCAAAGGTCAACTACGCAGATAGCAACGACATCTATTCAACTGGCTTCCGTGTGACGTACACGGGTGAAACACCAGCAACCGATGATGGACTTGTAGACGACTCCGACCTCTTTGGTCAGACTCGTATCGATGTCTACACAGGTATGATGAAAAGCCGCATTACCCGCAACATGCTGGAAGACGCTGCTATTGATATTCAGGGATGGATTGCTGATAAGTTTGATGAGACCATTGCTCTTGAGCGTGATCGCATGATTCTTAGCGGTTCCGGTGTAAACCAACCACTTGGTATCCTTTCCGCAATCGGTACTGCTGATGCACCACGCATCGTAAACTCTGGCAACGCTTCTGCTCTGACTGCCGATGGTCTTATCGACCTCATCGACACACTGCCAGAACAGTACAACGAGAACATCCGTGTTGTTATGAACCGTGTTAGCACAAAGCGCACCGTTGACAAGCTCAAGGATCTCCAGAACCGCTACCTGTTTGCCTATGGCTATCAGGACTCCGGTCTTGCTGGAAGCCGTGTTGATACGCTTCTTGGCTACCCTGTTGTTTACAGCGGATTCATGCCTAACGTAGCGGCTAACGCTTACCCAGTTA